TCAACTGGAAATGCATATGGTTTATATTGGTCACATCCAAACGCTGGTAGTAAAGGTGGTGCAAACAATCTAAATGACCACGGTTTATTGATTATCAATAATGGTGGATTTAGAGCTGCAATTTCAAGTAGAGCGGTGTTTTCTAACGATGTTAGAGGAACTTTATTTTACGATTATAACAATACTGGGTATTATGTAGACCCTGCAAGTGGAACTAATTTATATGGAAGAGTTCAAGAAAGTGGTGGTCATGGTGATTCACAAATAGGTTTAAGATTATTAGCTGGTAATAACGGAGCTGGTACTGGTGAGGTTAATTTACAAATGTGGGCATCAGAACCAGGTAACACTTGGGACTGGGGTGGATTTGGATATAACGTTAATAACAGTCTTAATGGTGGTGGTGGTGCATACTACTTTGGTAGACCTAATACTAGTCTTGGACAAGCATACATGCGATTCTCTTCTGACGGTCATACTTACTTTTATAATACAAACAGGTCAGGTACCCGTGTTACCAATATGGAAATGTATTCAAGTAATTATATTTACGTTAATAATTACTTACAGGCAGGTAACTCGTTAAGAGCTCCAATCACATACGATTCTAATAATACTGCATATTATTTCCATGGTGATTCGACTAGTCGTATGAATAATGTTAGAGCATATGAGTTCTACGCAGACAACTGGTTCAGAAATTACAATAGTAATGAGGGTATGTACAATCAAGCAACTGGTCAACATTGGTATTCAGATGATGATGATTATTGGAACGTTGCTGGTGGTGGTTCTGCAAATGGTATTAGATTTAGAGACCAACATGCAGGTACTATTAGAGGATATGTTTATTCAACTAGTTCAAATGAAATTGGTTTCTTAGACCAAGGTGGAAGTTGGGCAATTAGACATCAAAATGATAATGGTACTTATTTCTATACTGATAATAGTGCATTAGAATTCAGAGTAGGTAGAGATACCGTAACTGGTAATTATGGTACTGTTCAAACTTCAACTACTAGAGGTGGATGGGGAGGATACTCAATCAATGGACATTGGGTATTTATGCATGACCATTCAAATGCAGCAGGTATCTATAATGATATCGAAAATGAGTGGGCTCTATTAGCATACAGAAACTCTTATGTAGAGTTAATGTACAACGGAACTTGGGAATTAGCAACTCGTAGTGGATATGGTCTAGCTAGAGGTTCAATGAGAGCACCAGTTTTCTATGATTCAAATGATACTGGATATTATGTAGACCCTAATTCTACATCAAGTGCATATGGTAGTAGAAGAAGAACTGGAACATTATATGGCCCTAACTTATCTTGGGGTAGATACCTCGCAGTTGGTACAAATGGTCATTATAGTAGTTCATACGCAAGTGTTGCTACAACAAATGGTAACCTACACTTAGATGCACAAAGTGGTAGAAGTACATATATTAACTGGTATGTAGGTGGAACAACTTATATCAATGGTACACTTCAGGTTAACTTTATCTATGATAGAGATAATACTTCATACTACTGGAATGGTGGTGGTACGACAATGATGAATGATGCTCGTGCTAATATCTTCTATGAAAGAGAAAATACAGGGTATTATTTTGGTAGTGGTCAAGGTGGGACTAGAGTAAGTTCACTTGATATACTCGGAAGAACATATTATGCTAATTACTTGGTATCTAGGAATCAAGGTGGAATGATGGGTGACTATAATGCAACTGGTACTAGAGCAAAAGTTATTTGGACAATTGGAGAATCATGGCCAATTGGTAATATGTACGGACTCGCATACGAGTACAATGGTTCATATGGACATCACCTTGCATTAAAAAATAATGGTAGTACCTATCATAGAATTTCATTCTCATCTCAAGGTGCAAACTTTAGTGGTATTGTATATGCTAATTCTTCATCTCGTTCTCCAATTTTCTACGATAATAACAATACTGGTTATTATTTCGATGGTGCATCTACCAACTCAACTCGAATGGAAGGTGTAAGTAATAGAACTAAAGCACATATGATGCTTTCAGGTCAGACAAGGTCTTCTGCAGAATATTATGGTGCAAGACCACGTATTACTGGTAATAGTGATTATTGGACTGGTGCAGTGGGTTGGGGCCGTATTGATTTTAACACTGTTGCTAACTGGGGTTCTGGATTCTTTGATACTTGGAGTAATCCAGGTAGTCAACCATCTGGTACATCGCACTGGGTAGGTGTTCAATCTTATCACTATACAAATGGTGGTTCTAGATATGGATGGCAAATGTGTGGTGGTCCAATTACTAACTTGAGATTCCGTTCAACTTGGGGTGGTTTCAGAAGTTGGAGAACTATTCCTGTATTGGATGAGAATAGTGGTAATGGTGGGGCAATGTATGCTGGTATTTACTATGATACAAACTCAACTACTTGGTATGCAGACCCTGCAGGTGTATCACAATTTTCTGGTCTTAGATGTCATAGTTGGCTTCAAACTGGTACTGCTGGTAATACAACAAACCTAGGTATTAATTTAGGTACATCTCACGATATTACCATTACAAATGCGGTTTATTCACGTAATTCTTATATTATAGGGGAAAATTATAATGCAGGTGGTGAACAATCACTAAGATGGAAGGTTTCTGCATATGACACAAGTGGCTACACTCTATCTCTAGTTTTAAACAATAGAAATTACTGGAGAGGTTATGTTGGTGTACTAAGAACACCTCAATACCCACTTGATGTATCTGGTAGAGCAAGACTTTCTGGTGGATATACAACTTCAGATAGAAGATTAAAAGAAAATATCAGAGACAATGAGTTAGGATTAACTGAATTACTTCAATTAAGAACTAGAAAATTTGATTGGATAACTGGTGTGGAATTAATGGGTAGAACATTACAACCAGAAAGAGGTTTAATNGATAATAGAGGATTTATTGCACAAGAAGTTGAGTCAGTTTGTTCTGAATTAGTAGAAACTAATGATGAACATGAAGCAGGAGATGGTGTAAAAAGTATAGATGATGGTGCTCTAACTGCAATGCTTGTAAAGTCAATACAAGAACAACAAGTTATTATAGATGACCTTAAGGCAAGACTTGAAGTTTTAGAGGGCTAGTATAACAATATATTTATGTTTAAATAAATTTGGTTATATTTATAGGTGTTAGTTTTCCGTTTGGAGAACAACCTATATACTTATATATATAAAAGACAATAAAAATGGCAGTAACTTATTCTTGGGGAATAACCCAAATGACTAAAAAAACAGTAGGTGAACATGAAAATGTTGTACTACATGCACGTTGGGAACTTATAGGAACTGAAGGTACTACTGGTACTGAGGGTAGATTTGTAGGAGCAACACCAATTGACTTTAATACTGGTTCAGTTGATGAATTTGTAGCTTTTGGAGAACTAACTGAAGATTTAGTAATCAGTTGGGTATCATCATCAGTAACACATCCAACAAATGGATATTGGCATCACATTTCGGAAAGAATTCAAAAATCGATAGATGAAATTGATGATGCATCAGAAGAGGTAGGAGATGAAAATCTTCCATGGTCAACTGGTTCGGTAACACCAACACCAGAAGTCCCTTAATACCTAAAGTAGTAAAATAATTTATAAATTGGTTTTGTAGACTAATTAATGGTTTCAATATTTTAGTTATATTTATATTTGTAATAACTAAATTGTTTATTTAATAAACGGAGATAATATGGCAGAAAGAATTGTATCACCTGGAGTATTTACGAGAGAAAATGACCTTTCGTTCTTAGCACAAGGGGTTGGAGAAATCGGAGCAGCGTTCATTGGACCTTTCAAACAAGGTACAGCGTTTGTTCCCACAGTAGTTCGAACTCAAAGTGAGTTTGAAGATAAATTTGGTACACCCGATGGTACTTACTATACAGAGTATGCAGTGCAGAACTATTTAAGGGAAGCAGGAAGTGCAACTATTGTTAGAGTAGCAGGTGTAGATGGTTATAGTCAAGTAGCACCTATTGGTATTGCAGTAACTGGTTCAGCTGGATTAAAATTAATTTCAACACTTCACTCAACACATAATGGTGATGAAGAAGTTGGATTTAGTGGATTTAGTATAGCTGATGGAAGTGCAACTGGTTCATTTGTTGTTAGTGGTAGTGGAATTGGAGAAATATCTTCTTCTTTAGACTCAACTGATAATAACGATGTAACTGATGTATTCGGTTCTAATCCAAGAGGTTCGAAAGATGCATATGTATATTCTTACTTTAAGAACGCATATGATGGAATAACTTCTAAAAATGTAGTACAAGCAGTTGTACTACCAACTCAGAACTTTACTTACGATGCTAGTACAGCAGTAACACCATATGTAAAATCACAATTAATCTCTGGTGAAAGATATGACCTATTTAAGTTCTATACTTTAGGACATGGTAATGGTGAAAATAAAAGATTTAAGATTTCTATATCTGGTGTTAAGGCAGCAGGTGAAGATGGAGGAACTGATTACTCAGTATTTAGTGTAACTGTTCGTTCTTATAATGATACCGATAAAAGAAAAGTAGTATTAGAATCGTTCAATAATGTAAACTTAGACCCTGCTTCTGCAAATTATATTGCAAGAGTAATTGGTGATAGATGGAGTACTATTGATTCAAATGGTAAAATTACTGAAAATGGTGATTGGATAAACAACTCTAAGTATATTAGAGTAAAAGTAGGAGAGCAAGGTTCTTACCCTGTATCTGCTGCACCATTTGGACATGGAGCTTATTCTAATCCAATTAAAGCAACTGATGAAACTATTGTTCCTTCAGCTGTATTCCAAACTGGTTCAATAGCTAATACAAGTGGTAACCCACAATTCTATGCTGGATTTGATTTCGAATCAATTGGTATAAAAGATGATAACGCTAATTATATGAATCCTCTACCTGAAAGTGTAGGAGTTGGTTCAAACGTAGTATTTGGATTTGATGGAAATGTAAGTGGAGTTGGTTTAACATTAGAAATGACTGGTTCTGCAACCGAGGATATGATTAAGAGACAATTCTCTTTAGGTTTCCAAGGTGGATTTGATGGAATGAGTCCTAATAGAGAAATTGCTTTAGGTTCTTCTATTTCAACTGGAAACTCACAAGGATTTGATTTAACTGACTCAACTAAGTTTGGTTCTAAGGCATATGCAAAAGCTGTAAATGCTATATCAAATGCAGATGAGTATGATATTAATATGGTAGTAACTCCTGGTATTGTAAGAAGATTACACCCATCAGTTACAACTGATGTATTAGATATGGTTGAGGCTAGACAAGATTGTTTCTATATTTCTGATTTAACATCAGTAAATGATACAATATCACAAGTAACTACTCAGGCTAATGCAATTGATTCAAACTATGTAGGTTCTTACTACCCTTGGGTTAAAACAGTAGATTCAAACACAAATAAACTAATATCAGTACCACCTTCAGTATTACTTCCAGCAGTATTTGCTGCAAATGATGCTATTGCAGCAGAATGGTTTGCTCCTGCAGGTCTTAATAGAGGAGGTATTATTGGAGCAGTTAGTGTACTAAATAGACTGACACACTCTGAAAGAGATACTTTATATGAAAACAAAGTAAATCCTATTGCTTCTTTCCCTGGACAAGGTATCGTTGCATTTGGACAAAAAACTTTACAAGATAAGGCTTCAGCATTAGATAGAATTAATGTTAGAAGATTATTAATCAATGTTAAGAAGTTTGTTGCATCTACATCTAGATTCTTAGTATTTGAACAAAATACGGCTCAGACAAGAGGTAGATTCATTAATACTGTACAACCTTATTTAGAAGGAATACAACAAAGACAAGGATTGTACGCATTTAAAGTAGTTATGGATGAATCTAACAACACGCCTGATGTTGTTGATAGAAACATACTTGCTGGACAGATATTTTTACAACCGGCTAAGACGGCTGAATTCATTGTAATTGATTTCAACATCTTACCAACTGGAGCATCTTTTTCGGCATAAACAAAAAAAATGAATAACTAATATTTATTAGTATAAAAGGAAACATAAAAAAATGGCAGAAGTATTAGAATTTAACCAAATGATGTTCACCAACTTCGAACCGAAGATGAAGAACAGGTATATAATGGAGATTGATGGAATTCAATCATACCTTATAAAGGCCGCAAGTAGACCTTCGATAAACTTTGAGACGGTGAAATTAGACCACATCAACACTTATAGAAAACTACAAGGTAAAGGAGAATGGCAAGACATTACAATAACAATGTATGACCCAATCGTACCTTCAGGTGCTCAACAAGTAATGGAATGGGTGAGATTAGGATACGAATCTCTAACTGGTAGAAAAGGATATGCTGATTTCTATAAAAAAGATATTGATTTCTATATGTTAGGACCGGTTGGTGATAAAATCGAACAATGGAAGTTAAAAGGTGCATTTATTCAAGCAGCTAACTTTAACGATTTATCATTTGAATCTAATGACCCTGCTGATATCGAATTAACCCTTTCTTACGATTACGCAATATTAGAATTTTAAGATATTATTCACTACTATCTATATTTTGAAAAGGTTCTCTTAGTGAGAACCTTTTTTATTTTATAACTTTTCGTTTTCGATATACTTATATATACAACTAATAAAGGTTAAATTA